TGAACGATTTAGATTACAATAAAAAACTTATTTCTTTAATGGAAGGTGCATTTGTAATGCCCGGCCAAGCAGAAGAAAATGAGAATGTTACATATTCTAAGACTAAAACACAGGGCGATGCAACTGTAACAGTAAGTGCTAATGCAAAAAGCATGGAAGAGTTACATGATGTACTTAAATTAGCAGGTATTACTTTACCTAATTCGGATCACAACCACGAAGAGCCAGAAGCAGAAGAGCCAGAAGCAGAAGAGCCTGAAGTAGAAGTATCAGGTGACGAAGATTGTGATTCTTGTGCTAGTGATGATCCATCATACAGCACTGACAAAGCAGTTTTAACAAGTGTTATCAAAGACAGACTGCTAAGTTACTTAAAAAATAGCCAAAACTCATAGATTGTAGCATAAATATATATTATGCCTAAAGGAACAGTCACGACTGAGCTGGTCAAACCAGCCTATTCAAAAATTCAATACACATCTGAGATGTTGCAAGACTTTCAAAAGTGTTGTGATCCTATTACTGGCCCAATGTTCTTTATGAAAAAGTATGTTAAAATACAACATCCTACAAAGGGTGGTATTTCATTTGAACCTTTTGATTATCAAGAAGACTTAATTATAAACTATAACGAACATAGGTACAGCATCAACATGCTGGGCAGACAGATGGGTAAAACCACTGTAGCCGCAGGATACTTACTTTGGTTTGCTATGTTTAAACCAGACAGTACAATACTAGTAGCGGCTCATAAATCAGCAGGTGCAATGGAGATTATGCAACGTATACGATATGCATATGAAAGTGTACCAGATCACATTAGAGCTGGTGTAAGTGAATACAATAAAATGAGTATTACATTTGATAATGGTAGCAGAATAGTAGCCGCCACAACAACAGAAAATACCGGTAGGGGTATGTCGCTTACGTTAGTATACTTAGACGAGTTTGCATTCGTACCACCTAGAATTGCTAGTGAGTTTTGGACTTCACTATCACCAACATTAAGTACAGGTGGTAAGTGTATTGTAACAAGTACACCTAACAGTGATGAAGATACCTTTGCTATGATCTGGAATCAAGCAATAAAGACTGTTGATGAATATGGTAACACCCAAGAAGTTGGTATAAACGGATTCAAAGGCTACTTAGCCACGTGGGACCAACACCCAGATAGATCTGATGTATGGGCCGAAGAAGAAAAAGGTAGAATTGGTGAAGAACGTTTTAGAAGAGAACACGAATGTGAATTTATCATTTATAACGAAACACTTATTGATCCTTTAAAGTTAGCAAATATGAAAGCAACAGAACCATTGTATAAAATGGGTCAAACACGTTGGTTTAAAAGACCTACACAAGACAGTATGTATGTAGTAAGTTTAGATCCTAGTGCAGGAACAGGCGGAGACAATGCCGCAATACAAGTAGTAGAATTACCCTCAATGGTGCAAGTAGCAGAATGGTGTCATAATAAAACACCTATTGAAGGCCAAATTAGAACCATGATGGAGATTCTTAAAGAGATACAAAACTACGGTGCTAGAGAAATTTATTGGACAATAGAGAATAACACAATAGGTGAAGCGGCTTTAGTAGTTATTAGAGATACCGGAGAAGAAAGTTTCCCAGGTACATTTTTACATGATCCAGTAAAAATTCAAGGAAAAAAAGGACGTAAAGGCTTCCATATGAGCAGTAAAACAAAAATGGAAGGTTGTATTCTATTAAAGAGATTTATAGAAAACGAAAAGATACATATTAAAAGTAAAGCCTTTGTTAGTGAACTAAAAAACTTTGTTGCACGTGGCAACAGTTTTGCTGGGCAACCAGGCGAAACAGATGATTTAGTAACATCAATGTTAGTTAGTGTAAGAATGATCAGTTATATCAGTACCTTTGAAGATGATGTATTTGAAGTAATAAATGCTAGTTTAGGTGATAGAAATCGCGATGATGATCTAGATGAGTTTAGAGATGAGTACGATGATCCGATGCCAATCGGTTTGTTATGATTTGTTATGAAACCAGAAGTACATATTTGCCTAGGACCTTTTAAAACTGGTACTACTTGGATTTGGGAAAATTTAAAACAAGATTCTAAATATTCAACATTTAATAATTTAAAAGAACCGTTTTTATGGACAACTAACTTGCCCCCAGATCGTACTAGTATCTATATTAGAAAGGAATGGTTTAATTTCGCAGAAAAAACAGAAAAGATATTACTAGATTTTTCTCCTGGATATGAAGAAATTATACAACACCCAGATAACGTTTTAAATCTTATATCTAAATTTGATATTAAATTTTTTGTTATTTTAAAAGACCCTATAGACATATTTGTGTCTAGTTGTAATTTTACTGGAAAACCAATAATTACTAGTACAACAAAACCTGAGAAAGCAAAACAAGTTTTAAACAAAACACATATTGTAAAGTATTCTGAGTGGTTACCAGTTTGGAAAAATAATTGTAATGTAACATGTATAGATTTTAACAAAATAAATAACCCTGATTATATGAATGAAAAATTTGAAACAGACTTACCATGGAATAAAAAGCTCATAGGTAAGTCATTAGTTAAGTTTAATGTTCGATCTCAGTGGTCTCAAGAACTAGAAAACTACATGTCAGAGTACTTTTATGATGATGTAGAATATGTAAGGCAATTGATAAATGAATAATAAATTACTATTATTGATAAATACAAGTAGGAGATAAATATATAATGGCTATTAGTGTAAAAACAGTTGCAGACAAAGTGTTTAATTTATTAAAAGGCTACGGTTATGCAGTTGACAAATTTGATAAGAATGGCAACATAGTTGGCGATCCAGCAGAAGCAACTAGATTTTTTGTTGAAGATCCAAACTTACTTGTTACACTTAATGTTCCCACAGAAGAGATAAAATTAAGTGTTAGTGAAAATTCAGAAGATATTGACACTTTAAGAAAACAACTAGATCATGTTGCAAGAGACTTCTTAATGAATTTAGATTTTAGAGTATTCGGTAAAACACTAAAGCCACAAAGTGAAACAGTAAATGTTGCAAAGACAAAAGAGAAAGATATGGCAGTAGTACAAGAAGCAAGTTTAGGTTCAGCATTTGGATCTACAAAAACAAGTTATCAACCATTAGATAGTGTTAAAATTGTTGTTAAACACAGCAAGCCTGTAAATGAAGAAGTACGTGGTTCACGTAGTAGAAACATTAGCAAAATTTTTATACAAGCAAATGAAGAACGAATTGCTTTTCCAAGTAAAAATTTAGCAGGTGCTAGAGCAATGGCAAGACACATATATAACGGTGGTGTTATGCACGACACAATTGGCGAAAGCATTGTAAAAATGTGCGAAGATCTTAAAACATTGCGAGGCTTTGTAGGTTATGTAAACAAACAAGGTTTAGTAAATGAAGAAAATGAAACATTTGTAGTACTAGCAAAAGAACATATCAATGATATAAAAAGTTCATTTAAGAAATTAAGTGGAGTAAAAACTTATGCAACAGCAGTTGAAAGTATAAGCGAATACAGTAATGTAGAAATATTGGAAGACGATATAGATTTAGAAAGCAAGTTTACTGAAACACATTTTGATGACAAGATTGCAAATGCAGTTGAAACATTAAAACAACTTTCCAGTAAGCAAACAGCATTTGAAAGTTATATTGTTAAAGCAATTGAATCAGAGACATTTGACGGTGTTAAAGATCAGTTAGCAGAAAGTGACGTAATAGACTTTGCAGATGCAAATGCTAAATTAGGTTACCAAGTTTCACAATTAAGTAATACAGCAAAAGATCATAAATTAGCAAGTTATTTGGACAGCATAGGTTCCAAACTTAACGCAGGTGGTGGATTAGATCCATTTGAATACCGAGCAGTTAAGGCAAGTCTTTTATCAGCAGGAAACAGTAAGCCTGTTTATGCAGAAAGTTTTAACGAACTTGACAAGTATGAAGACTTTATTGGTAGTTTTGTAGAAGACGGCCAGAATTTTACTAGCAGTATAAACACAACGACTAATTAAACTATGTAAAGTATTTGTCAGCAATACTATAAAAAGGTTGACAACATGGCACAAAGAATATAAAATAAGGCACAGTAGCAGAAATGTTACGAACATGGCAAAAACATATAAGGAGAAATTATTATGGCATCTTTGGCAGAAATAAGGGCTAAATTGGCAAGCATGGAGAACAACAAAAGTTCTAGCCAATCATCAACAGGCGGCGACAACGCCATTTATCCACACTGGAATATCGACGAAGGCACTTCAGCAACATTGAGGTTCTTGCCTGACGCAGATACTAACAACACTTTTTTCTGGGTAGAAAGACAAATGATTCGTTTGACTTTCCCAGGCGTAAAAGGTGGGGATATGAAACCTGTAACAGTACAAGTACCATGTGCAGAAATGTATGGCGATACTTGTCCAGTACTAACTGAGGTTAGACCTTGGTTTAAAGATCCTTCTTTAGAAGATATGGGTCGTAAGTATTGGAAAAAAAGAAGTTACATTTTTAATGGATTTGTAACTGAAAACCCACTTAACGAAACATCACCTGAGAATCCAATCAGACGTTTTGTTATTTCACCTCAAATCTTTAACATTATTAAATCAGCATTGATGGACCCAGATATGGAAAATCTACCAACTGACTACATGAATGGTACAGATTTTAGAGTAACTAAAACAACCAAAGGTCAATACGCAGACTACAGTACATCTAAATGGGCTCGTAAAGAGAGAGCATTAAATGAAACTGAACTTGCGGCGGTTGATCAAAACGGTCTGTACACATTGTCTGAGTTCTTACCTAAGAGACCAGGTCAAGAGGAATTACAAGCGATTGCTGAAATGTTCCAAGCAAGTGTAGACGGTGAGTTGTATGATGTTGAAAAATGGGGTAACTTCTATAAGCCTTATGGTGTTGAAGTTCCTGCATCAGCAGTTAAAATACAAACACCTGCACCTTCAGTACAGGCAGAATCAAATGCCCCTCTGGCAGAAGCAGTTGTACCATCTTCAACTGCACCGGCAACTGAGGCTCCAGCAACAGCACCTGCACCAGCAGAGCCTGTAGCAACAGCACCAGCACCTGCACCAGCGGCAGAAAGCGGAGAGAAACCAAGTGCGGATGATATCCTCAATATGATCAGAAATAGAACATAAGGAGAATATTATGCAGAAACCATTTGATTTAACAAAGTTCAGAACGGGTATAACAAAAGGAATATCTGGCATTAGCGCCGGATTCCATGATCCACAGGATTGGATATCAACTGGTAACTACACACTAAATTACTTAATCAGTGGGGACTTCCATAAAGGAGTCCCTCTTGGTAAAGTGAGTGTATTTGCTGGAGAATCCGGTTCAGGTAAAAGTTTTATTTGTTCTGGTAACCTTGTGAAAAACGCACAAGACCACGGCTGTCAGGTTGTATTGTTTGACAGTGAAAACGCACTAGACGAAGATTGGCTACAAGCATTAGATGTAGACACTACACCTGAGAAACTTCTCAAAATTAGTGTTAGCATGATTGATGATGTTGCTAAAACAATCAGTGAGTTTGTGAAAGACTATAAAACTAACTATGGTGATTTACCATACGATGAACAACCTAAAATGCTGTTTGTTATAGACAGTTTAGGTATGTTACTTACACCAACTGATGTTGCACAATTTGAAAAAGGCGACATGAAAGGTGATATGGGTAGAAAGCCAAAGGCACTAACAGCCTTAGTTAGAAATACAGTAAACCAATTAGCACCACATCCAATTGGGCTAGTTGCAACTAACCACACATACGCATCACAAGATATGTTTGACCCTGATGATAAAATCAGTGGAGGACAAGGCTTTGTGTATGCAAGTAGTATTGTTGTTGCAATGAAGAAACTTAAACTCAAAGAAGATGAGGATGGTAATAAAACTAGTACTGTACAAGGTATTAGAGCGGCATGTAAAGTAATGAAAACTCGTTACAGCAAACCGTTTGAAAGTGTACAGGTTAAAATACCATATGAAACAGGAATGAATCCTTACAGTGGTATTTTAGAATTGTTAGAAGCAAAAGGCATTGTTACAAAAACTGGTAATAAACTTGAATATACATCACCTGTTACAGGCGAGATTATTAAAGAGTTTAGAAAGCAGTGGACTGAAGAAAGACTACAAGTGGTAATGGACGAATGGAATCAGATTCCAGAAATAGCAGAGGATGAAGATCTAAGCGATTTAGTAGATGATGAAACACTCGTTGATGAACCAGAGGAGTTAAAAGATGAATCCTGATATTAGTTTACTATTAGAATTATGGGACGGTATGAAAACATACATTCCTGTAAAAGATAGAATTCAGGCCGCAGAACATTTAGTTAGTTTAACTGATGAGCATTTAGACTTAGCAGAATTAGAAGACTATCTAGAAATGTTTGATGCAGTAATGAAAGCCGCAATTAAGAGTCATTATGGTTATGAAGATGACGATGATGAATCGGATGACTGGGATTAAGTATGGCAGGTTGGTATAATTCAGTAGTAAGTGACTTAGGAAAGATTGTTGAATCAATTGAGTACTTTGAAAATGAACTAGAAGAAGCCAAGTACGAATGCGGAATTAAAGGCAGTCTAGAGAAATCTAGTTCTGCCTTACCTGGCATTACAGAACATCGCTTTAACCAGTTACAAGAAATAGAAGCAATACTAGAACACTTAAATATAGAACTTCGCAGAGAACGTTCTAAAATATTTAGGAAATACCTAGAAAACTACAACAGAACACTTAGCAGTAGAGATGCTGAAAAGTTTGTTGATAGTGAGGATAGTGTTATTACTCTAACACACCTTTGCAACCAATATGCTCTTTTGAGAAACAAGTACTTGGGTATTATGAAAGGACTTGACACCAAGCAGTGGCAAATAGGACACATTACACGTCTTAGAACTGCTGGTATGGAAGACATAGTTATCCAATAAAATCAACGACTTACAAAAAAGGTTGACCATGACAGTAAATGATGCTAATATACACACTCTCAAAGATTGGTGTAGGAGCCAAGATATGGTTCATATCGAACTGCATGGACAAATTGCTAATAAGAATATGGTTCAAAAAATTAGCGAATTGTTGGTAGAAAACCTTTGCCCTAAGTTACGCAGAGTAGTAAAAGTAGATGTACATTTTGTTACTGCTTGTGAAGATCAAGTTGGCGGATTTTGTTGGGGTGATAAAAGCAACATAGAGATTGAAGTTGCAAGGACTTCAAACGGACACAGATATTCTTATGAGGATATCTTAATAAATCTTACACATGAACTTATTCATGCAAAGCAATTTATACTAGGTGAGATTAAGCCATCTTTGACCACGTGGAAAAAGAAAGATTATTCTAAAACACCTTACAGTCATCAACCTTGGGAACGTGAAGCCTATTATTGGGAAGAACGTTTGTACCAAAAATACTTCAAAAAATTACTTGACCTTTAAGTGGTTATTGTTTATAATAAACTTTTAATGGAGTAATCTTATGGCCACTCATGCAATGATAGATATAGAAACACTGGGCACAGAGCCTGATTGTGTTGTGCTATCTGTTGGTGCCTGTAAGTTTAATCCATACAATATTGAAGATCCACATACCAGGACATTATGGCGTCCTAGTGCAGACACACAAATTGACTCAGGTAGAAGTGTATTAGAAAGCACACTTGAATGGTGGGCAAAATTGCCACAGCATATTCAAGACGAAGCATTTAGTGAAGAAGGCAGAATACCACTTGATCAATTCTTTAAGGAACTAAACAAGTACCTTGTAGGTTGTGATAAAATATGGTGCCAAGGACCTCAGTTTGATATGGTAATCCTAGAGAACCTTTACAAGCAATTTGACCATCATAGTAACTGGGCATTTTGGCAAGTACAGGATTGTAGAACTATATTTAATATGATGCCTTCAGACCCTCGTAAAGCAATACAGCAAGATCTACATGATGCTAGTGCTGATGCCTACTTTCAAGCGGTATGTGTACAGCAAACTTTCCAACATTTTACTGTTTTAGAGAGGTAAAAATTGCCAGAAAAACTGGTATATTTTATAAAACGTAGTAAAAACAACGACTTACAACCGTAAGAAAAACCAAAAAAAGTGGTATAAAAGGTTGACCTTTTGCCAAAAATCCGTATAATAGTATATAAGAGTTAGGGAAAAGGGTTCCTTAATCAACAACATAAACGTCGGGGATGACATTATGACAAAAGCAATAAACTATGTAAAAATTAAGACTGGTACTTACCGTAAAAACGAAGTCGTTGATACAGTATTTCCAATCATTAAGCCACTTAATATTGGCAAAAAGGGTGCTTTTATTACCGTTGATGGTAGTGAAGCAATGGGGGATAAATTCGCAAGTATTAGGGTTCTTATTGAAGATCCTACAAAAGACTTAGAGTATGTTACTGCTGGTGTTTATGCAGATCAACCTAAGATTGATAATACTCCAAAAGAAACAGAATCAGATGAAGATGCAATTGAACGCATCAGAGAACGTTTTGATATTTTGGATCGTATGACTCATGCTGTAGCAGAAGGTACAGTACGTGGTATGATAGTAAGTGGCCCTCCAGGTGTTGGTAAGTCATTTGGTGTTGAAACTGTATTAGAAGATTATGACATGCTAACAGAAGTTGCTGGTAAGCCTGCAAGGACTGAAGTTGTTAAAGGTTCAGTTACGCCAATTGGTTTGTTCCAAACACTATATAACAATTCAGAAGCAGGTAACATACTTGTATTTGATGACTGTGATAGTGTATTGTTTGACGAAGTATGTTTGAACATGTTGAAGGCTACTTTGGATTCAGGTAAGAAACGAACAATTACTTGGAAGTCAGAATCACAAGCACTTCGTAGAGAAGGTATTCCAGATAGGTTCGAGTTCAAAGGTGGTTGTATCTTTATTACTAACGTTGACTTTGAAAACGTTCGTAGCAAGAAGATTAAAGATCACTTAGCGGCACTTATGTCAAGATGTCATTACTTGGATCTTACAATGAACTCTAAGAGAGATAAGTTTCTTAGAATCAATCAGATTGTTAGAGATGGTATGCTTGAAGAATACAAGTTTGGTAAAGAAGGTGATAAAGAAATTATCGACTTTATGATTGACAACCAAGACATCTGTAGAGAGATATCATTGCGTATGGTATTGAAGATTGCAGACCTTAGAAAAATGGATTCTGAGAATTGGCAGTCACTGGCCAGAACTACTTGTATGAAAGGAGTCATCTAAGTAAATATATTTACTAACGTGTTCCCCGGTGCTCTAACGTTAGTCATCCCCTTTAATGGAGCACCACGAAGCCCGGACCCCCTCCGGGCTTCACCTTTTAAAAAACTTAAAAAAATACTTGACTTTTGGCCTGTATGTAGTATAATTACTTTTAACAAACATATATGGAGATAAAATGACCCCAGAAGATAAGAACTTTCATTTAAACTTTAGTCCCTTTTATGCAATAGTAACTGTAATGCTACTAATGTTAGTGGCTAATTATGTGAAAGCAGATGAGATAGAAGAAGTAATTGTAACTGCTCAACAGGAGGAGACTGTAGTAGCAGACCCTGTTACATCAGGTAGCCTTATTAGTGCAATACAAGAAGACTTTACATACCCACAAGGCGGCTATGGTGGCTTTGTTGGATACAATGAGCGAGGTGCTCAAACAATACATACATCAGTTTATGTAAATGGTATACCGGCAAATGGCACAGGCAGTGGTTGGTATGACTTTGGACATGACTTTGCAAGTGGACAAACTGTAAAAGTTATTTCAGGTGCAAATGGAGTTGTGTATGGCTCAGGTAGTATTGCTGGTGCAGTACTTATTACTGACACAATTGATAGTGGTTTAACATTAAGGCTCGAAGACGGTATAAACTTTGTAAGAGTTGCACCCACTGACTCAATTGAATTTAGTATGGTTGATGACAGTATGGGTAGTGTGAGAAATGACAACGATGAAAAAGACACTTATCAAAACAAAACTGCAAGGTTTGATTTAGATGCTGGTGACTTTAATCTAGTAGGCAAGTATACAGATTACGAATATGATTATGACAACTGTTATACTTCAAGTTTCTCTCAAAGCAATGACTGTTTACAAGACGGCGAACGTTACAATGTTGCTATTAGAAACGACGTAGTAACATTAGGTAGAGCATACGAAACAGCAGAATACTTTACTGAAGGCGATTCAACATACGTGAATGAGAACTATAGAGACTTTGTTAGAGTTGGTAAGCAAATGTTCTTAAGTAACAACCTAAATGTTACATATGGACTAGATGCAGAACAGCAACACTATAAAACATCATCTCCTTACAGT